GCTAGAACCAATTATGCCTATGAATATGTCAATCGTTTAGTTACAGTGGAGGTTTGATCCAATAGAATAAATATGGGGGAGTTATATACTCCCCTTATGTTTAAATTTGGCAAACAAAAACCTGATATAAAACAATATGCTATAATAGGAATTGTATTATCTTCTATTATTGCAGCACTCTCACAATGTACAGGGGTATCAGAAAATGGACTTTGGGACTTACTGGATGAGATTCAAAAAAAATATTTCCCACAAACTATTCTTAATGAGTTTATACTTAAAGATCCTGAGAAATTAAACAGAAGAATCACTAGAGATGTAGATAAAGCAATAGATGATTACTGGAAACAGACAGGTTTATCCCCAGCACAAGTAGATAAACCAAAATATATTGATGAAAAAAATGATGAAAGTTTATGTTACACTAAAGAGTGTAAAGCACTTTCCCCACCTATGAGAATTGTTGCTCCATGGGTTGACATTAAGAATTAAAGAGTTTATAGTTATTTTAAATGCGGGTATGGTGTAGTGGTAACATACCATCCTTCCAAGTTGTAGTCAGGGGTTCGAATCCCCTTACCCGCTTGCTACTTATATAAGACAATGTTAAAAATAAGATGCAAAAATTGCAATACAATTTTAGAATCACATTCTTCTCACACTAAATGTTGTGGGTGTGATAATTTAACGACTATAAGAGGAGAAACTATTACTGCTATTGATTTGACAAAAGTTGAAATAGTGAGTAATATACTAAAGAAGGAAAGCAACTCTGTCTTATCAAGAGAGGATCTTGCTTTTCAAGAATCAAGAAAAAATCGTAAAGTTAGAAAACTGGAGTTTGAAATTAGATGACCTGGGAATCCCCAACTCTTTCCAAAGGAGATATTGAACTACTTACCATTGCATTAGATGAGTATTTGTATGTCTCAAATCTTGAAGTGCCTGATATGCCCAAGATGGAAAAACTGTTGCATAGACTTGAAGATCATCTAAAAAAGTTTTGAAATAAACACAAAACCTGACAACTGAAAATTACTGACTAGTATATAGTAGTACTATGTCTAACTCAAATGGACAAGCACACCTATGAAAATTGGGTGAAAATAAAAGAAACTTTTGAACAATCTGGTAACACCAACAATATGTTCTACAAAAGAGCATGTCAAATTTTAAAAACTGGTGTTGATCCTATGGATAAGTTTTGGGAAAATATGAAATGAGTCATAGAATGAATCAACTTTCTCCAGAACATTATGTGACAAAAAACCAGTGTCAAGAAATGATTGATGCTGCTATACGAAAACATAATAGAAATGCTTCTATTATTAGTATGTGTGTTGGGTGGGTAGTCCTAGCATTATTTGCAGAAGGACTTTTAAGATTAGTGGGGGCAATTCCTCCTTTACTTCCATGGCTTAAAATTACCTTAAACTCATGAGCAATTTACCTTGGGGAGTTATTATAATTCTTTCATGTGGATTAACTTTTACTCTATACTGCATTTACTACATCCTACGTTTAGCATCTGAGGAAATGAAAGATGAACCACCTAGGCACTAAAGCAGCATTGATGTTTGCATCTATAAGTTTATTTGTCTATTGGGGACTCACACACGCATATCCACAATGACACACCTAATATCAAGTATATTAAATAATAACATAACCCTTGCAACACTGTGTTATCTGTTGACAATGGTTCCCATCATAGGTATAATGATCATACACAACCAGGAGAAATGACTGAGATTACTTTGGAAGACTTAGAGGAAAACTTTGAACAAGTAATGGAAAGAGTTGAAAATGGGGAACACTTCCTCATACGAACCACAGACAATAGAGATTGTGTTCTCATGCCATATGATGATTATTCTGATTATTATGATGGTTACTTTGAACATGATGAAGCTTGTTGAATTTGATGGGAGTATAGCTTAATGGTTAGAGCGGGCTCCTTATAAGGGCTTAGTCTGGGTTCAACTCCCAGTATTCCCATAGTCTTGGGATGACTTTAAAAGCACCCTGGTCGGGATGAACCCCCTCAGTCATGGAGAGACTTTAAAAATCCTGGTGGAGTCATATGACCCCCTTAGGTTTCTTGCTTCCTTCAAGAGCAAGTGGTGCGGATGGGATCTTACTCCCGCCTGGTTTCCAATTTCCAGTAAAAGAATTGGTGGCGAGCCTGCAAATACGGAATTAAGAGGGGTTTACAAGACCCCTCTTTTTTTGTATAATGGGTAAAAGTATCTAATATATGAAGACAGCACTTATCACTGGTATTACAGGACAGGATGGATCCTATCTCACAGAACTTCTTCTTGAAAAAGGTTACAAAGTTCATGGTATTATTAGAAGGTCTTCCCTTATCAATACGCATCGTATTGATCATGTATATGATAGAATTAATCTGCATTATGGCGACCTTACTGATTCTACGAACTTAGTTAGAGTTATTCAACAAGTTCAACCAGATGAAATCTATAACCTTGCTGCACAAAGTCATGTAAAGGTATCCTTTGAGATGCCTGAATACACTGCTGATGTTGATGGTGTTGGTACACTGAGGATTCTAGAGGCAGTCAGACTTCTTGGTATGGAGGAGAAAGTTAGAATCTACCAAGCATCTACTAGTGAACTGTATGGTCTTGTTCAAGAGATTCCTCAGAAAGAAACAACACCCTTCTACCCAAGATCTCCTTATGGTGTAGCAAAATTATATTCATATTGGATTACTAAAAACTATAGAGAAGCATATGACATGTATGCTTGCACTGGTATTCTTTTTAATCATGAGTCCCCTAGAAGAGGGGAGACCTTTGTAACTAGAAAAATTGTCAGGGCATTATCTAAAATCTCTTGTGGTCTTCAAAATTCTTTAGCACTAGGAAATCTATATGCCAAAAGAGATTGGGGACATGCAAAAGATTATGTTGAAGCAATGTGGTTAATGCTTCAACAAGATAAACCTGAAGATTATGTTATTGCTACTGGAAAACAATACTCAGTTAAACAATTTGTAGAAAAAGCAGCACCATATTTTGGATTTAATCTTGAATGGCAAGGAGAAGGACTTAATGAAATGGCAGTAGATAAAAATACTGGAATTGTAGTTGTTAGAATTGATCCTAAATATTTTAGACCTGCTGAAGTAGAGACTTTGTTAGGTGATGCCACTAAGGCAAAAGTTGAATTAGGTTGGGAACCTAAGATTTCATTTGATCAATTAATTGAGGATATGTGCATTTATGGACAGTGAATCTAGAGTATTAGTTGCTGGTGCCAATGGAATGGTTGGATCAGCAATTGTGAGGAACCTTGAGGGTAAAGGGTATACTAATATCATCAAAGGTACTAGAGATGATGTAGACTTTACAAATCAAGATGAGACAGAAAGATACTTCTGCTCAGAAGAACCTGAATATGTTTTTATTTCTGCTGCCAAAGTTGGTGGCATTATGGCAAATAGCAACTATAAGGCAGATTTTCTAACTGAGAATTTGCAAATTCAAACTAACATCATTCAGCAATCTTATAACTTTGGTGTGAAGAAACTTTTATTCCTTGGTTCTTCTTGCATCTATCCTAAGTTTGCAACTCAACCGATCACAGAAGATCAGTTGATGACTGGTCCTCTAGAACCAACAAATGATGCTTATGCAATTGCAAAGATTGCTGGCATTAAAATGTGCCAATCATACAGAGAGCAGTATGGATTTAATGCCATCTCTCTAATGCCTACCAATCTTTATGGTCCTAATGATAATTTTGATCTGAATAGTTCTCATGTTCTTCCTGCATTAATTAGAAAGTTTCATGAAGCAAAAGAATCTAATTCACATTTTGTTGAATGTTGGGGAGATGGTTCTCCAATGAGAGAATTTCTTCATGTAGATGATTTGGCAGAAGCATGTTTTAGATGTATGATTTCATATAATAATTCTGAAATTATTAATATTGGGACTGGAGAAGATGTATCTATCAAAGAACTAACAAGACTTATTTCTATTATTGTTGGTTATGGTGGTATAACAATGTGGGATGAATCCAAACCTAATGGAACTCCTAGAAAAGTATTAAATGTAGATAAAATTAAATCACTTGGGTGGAGTCCTAAGATTGGACTTAGACAAGGAATCTATGAAACATATGAGTGGTACAAAAATGAGCAAACTAGTAATCTTTGATTTAGATGGTGTTCTTATTGATAGTAAAGACTATCATTATGAAGCACTGAACCAGGCACTTGGGGACAAGTATGCTATCAGTAGAGAAGATCATGTCAGCATTTATGATGGTCTTCCTACCAGAGCAAAACTGGAACTTCTTACTAAGAATAAGGGATTGCCTGTAGAACTCTATGATCAGATCTGGCAAGATAAGCAAGAGGCAACTCTTAAGATCTTCAATGACTGTGTAGCAAAGGATTATGAGTTGATGGGATACTTCCAGCAACTTGTAGATGCTGGTTACAAGATTGCAGTTGCATCTAATTCTATTAGGAATACTGTTAAAATTATTTTATTAAGATTAGGAGTATTAGAGTTTGTAGACATGTATGTGTCTAATGAAGATGTAGTCAGGAACAAACCATTCCCAGCAATGTACTGGAAGTGCATGACTGCTCTTGGTGCTCTTCCTGCTGACACTGTGATTGTTGAGGACAGTCATATTGGTAGGCAGGGTGCTCTTGATAGCAAAGCACACCTTGTTCCAGTAGAAGATAGGAAGGATCTTAATCAAGAGAAGATTAATAGAATCAAAAAAATTCTGAATGGCACAAAACAAAAAGTTGCATGGGAGAGCAAGACCATGAATGTATTGATTCCTATGGCAGGTGCTGGTAGCAGATTTGCTAGTCAGGGTTACACCTTCCCCAAACCTTTGATTGAAGTCAGAGGCAAACCCATGATTCAAGTTGTGGTTGAAAACCTAAACATCAAAGCAAACTATACTTTCATTGTTCAGAAAGAGCATTATGAAAAGTATAATCTGAATTATTTGCTTCCACTCATTGCTCCTAATTGTAATATTGTCCAGGTAGATGGTATTACTGAAGGTGCTGCTTGTACAACTCTTCTTGCTAAGGAGTTTATCGATAATGATGAACCACTGGTAATGGCAAACTCTGACCAGTTTGTTGTGTGGGATTCAAATGAAACTCTTTATGCATTCCAGAATGGTGAATGTGATGGTGGTATCCTAACATTCCCTGCAACTCACCCTAAGTGGTCCTATGCTAAGTTGGGCAAAGATGGTTATGTTGAGGAGGTTGCTGAGAAGAAACCTATTTCTGAACATGCAACTGTTGGTATCTATTACTGGAAGAAAGGTTCTGACTATGTTAAGTATGCAGAACAGATGATTGATAAAAATGTTAGAGTCAATAATGAATTCTATGTTTGCCCAGTATTTAATGAAGCAATCCAAGATGGAAAGAAAATTCGCATTAAGGAAATTGAAAAGGATGGTATGTGGGGTATTGGTACTCCAGAAGACTTAAATTATTTTTTGGAGCATTATAAGGAATGAAACTAATTGCACATAGGGGCAATATTAATGGACCTGACCCTTCAAAAGAAAATAACCCTGAGTATATTGAACAAGCAATCTCTCAGGGATTTCATGTTGAAATTGATGTAAGATACAGTCCTTTAGATAGTAAATTGTATCTTGGTCATGATGAACCAACTTATAAAATTGATTGGTTTTGGTTGGGTAAGTATAAAGATTATCTCTGGATTCATTGTAAAAATATTGAGGCACTCTATGAGTTTTCTTATGGAACAAGTGGATTCAATTACTTCTGGCACCAAGATGATGACTATACTTTAACAAGTAGAAATTATATTTGGACTTATCCAGGCAAACCTTATACTCCCAAATCAGTTATTGTCATGCCAGAGTGGAATA